CCTCCTGTAAATTACTTTGTTTTTCGATACAATCGCTCGGTAACGAGCCACTATGCGATAAACTGTTGCTTCTTCCTCGTTCGGTACAGGATTCATCAAAGTTCTTGTAAACCCGAGAGCTTCCATCTCTTTATCAATGAGAGAAATGATAGCTTTGCACTCAGCTTTTTTACCGCTGGTCTTATTCGAGTAAACATTTACCTCATATAACACCTGTACATGATTTTCGATACACTCCGTAGTACGGGTGTTCCGATAAATTTGGTTATCCACTTCAATGAGTGAAATACAAGGAAAAGAGGGAGGAGACTTAACATATTCGCCCGTCATATAAACTTTCGGGTATTCCTCTCGCACCTTTTTGGAAACGATATTGAATACCTCGGTTTCAATGTCAATCACCCGAACACCTCCTTTGCAACCTGTGAAATCTCATTACAAACGGTGGTGATTGCACGAGCCATCGGCATACGAGCAGGAGTACCATGAGTGAGCTTTAACTCTCCATCTTCATAGAATCCCCATGTATCTTTTTTACCGTTGCCTTTTCCAAATCCACCGATTGTCATACCCAGTTCAACACCATGAGGGTGAGGGGAAGAACCGAGCGAGCCATTATGATAGACACCAGCACCAAACTCAACCCACACAGCGTCTTCGCCATTTGCCACCACAACGGTAACAGCACCTCGACTGTCTATCGACACATCGACTTGAGCGAAGCGTTGCCCACCTCGAACCAAATCATCAACGACTGCACCATTGAATCCTTTCTTCGCTTCATCAGCCAGTCTCTTTGCGACTTTCTCTCGGAGGAGTTCTGTTTTCTTTTGGATTTCTCGTTTATAATCGTCCAGCTCTTTTATGGCTCTATCTATGTCCTGTTCTGAAATTCCAAATTTGATAACCCTTTTACCCACGAACATTCACCTTGCAAATTGCAATCGACACACTGTTTAGACTTCGAGCGACCTTTTTCACGATATAATCGTGAGGAGTAATGATTTCTCCCGTATCACTCTTAGCCAACGCACCATCGGTATCAACCTGTGGAATTGTGTCAACCCATAACACGGTATATTCATCAATCGGGGGAGCGTCATTATCCATGACAATTACTTTGTCGTAGCCCTCGCTCTCTCCGAATTGACGGGTAGTAGTTTCACCCTTGGCGGCAGATATGTTAGCCGCAAACTCTACTGGATTTTCATAAACAAGCTCATATTCCCCTGTGACATTCCCGTATTCATCTGTTTTCGGAATCTTGTCTTTATACAGCGCATAATGAAATTTGCTCTTGTTCCTCAACATCGTTCTCATTTGATTACCCCCACATGAGGTGTAACTACTCTGAGCATAGAAGCAGGAACATCGGCATTTTCATAGGTACGGGAGATACCATTCTCAGAATGAGAAGTTTGACCTTCCGCACCTCGCTTATTCAGCATATATGCCGCAATCTCACATTGGAGATAATCATATTGCGCTGGAACTTCCGTCACGCTTGGGTCATACGGGTAAGCCCTTGCGATAATTTTTCGACCTGCCAGTTTGAGATAGGCAGATAACACTTCGTCCGTGTCAGAGCCACCAATCATCGCTTTCAGAGCGGTCAGCTTTTCTTTCTCGTCCATGTTACCCACCTCCAACCAAACTTAGGAAATCTCGTAGAAACCTTCCGACTTCGGATTAGTTTCAGGCGTACCTACGATATAGCCGACATCAGTCTTAGCGTAGTAAACCTTACCTTCCTGAACAGTAGTATCCTCGGTAGCCTTGGCAGTACCCTTCATGACTTTAACCGCCTTGGTAGCGTCAGTCAGTGCGGCAAGGTAATACTTACGAGAATAGATGGTATTCTGACGAATATCGCTATCTCGTTCCTGCTCAACCTCGACACCCTTCTTATTGAAGATAGTTACAGCCTGACGAGTTGCAACGACAACCGAACCCTTGGTTGCGTCCTTCTTGGTGTAAACATTCACACCAGCAACCGTACCGATGTAACCGCTACGAGCGAAAGATTCAACATACTTCAAATCTTCGCCGAGATTCTTACGAAGCTCTGCGGTGTCAGCCGCATTGATAAATGCGAAAGCCAGCGGAGCAACCTTGTCAGGTTCATTGTCGGTGCTTTCGATATTCAGGCTTGCCACAGCGTCAGCAAAAGCGGCGAAATTGTACTTGTCAGTCAGTACGACCATCGTTGCCTTCTGGAACTCAGCATAAATATCGCCGTTCACAGTGTTGAACATATCCGTACCCATGTGACGAGTACCAACAGGAACGAGCATAGGGTCGGTCATTTCCTGCTCATCGTAGTACTGGAACTTGTTCTGAGCCATGAGGATTTTGTATTCCTCAGGAGTGTAGGAAACCTCGATAGCAACAGAGTTGCCCTCGCCCATATCCAGCTTCTCAGTACCGTTCGTTGCCCGATAAACATTGATTTTACGGGTCATACCAGCAGTACCCACCAGCGAGTTATCAACAGTACAGAACTGCTGTAAATTCAGATGGGAGTTGTACTGGTCTTCCACCTCATTGGAGAGGTAGAAATTATCATAAATCTTATGTGCCATTATTCATTACCTCCATACAATTCTTTGTACTCCGTAGGGTGTTCCACAGAATATTCGTATCTTTCCTGAGGTGACATCTTACGGAATTTTTCCAGTGTCATAATCTTGCCATCTCCATCAGGAGTAGGCTTCGGTGTATCTTTCAGGGCTTCGGCACGAACTTTCTTTCCGTATGCTTCGAGATACTTCTGCTGGTTTGCGAACACCTTGTCAGTGTCACCGTCAGCCATAGCTTCTGCGGTTTCCTGAGCCAGCTTTTCGTCATAACCCATAGCGAGGAATTTCGCCTTATGCTCGGAAACAGTAGTTTTATGAAGCAGAGCTTCGTAATCCTTTTGGAGCTTTTCACGCTCCTCCTGTTCCTTCTGCTTGGCGGCTTCATCATCGGTCATTTTTTCCTTAAGCTGTTTCTTGGTACTTGCCAACTCAGAAGCGGTCTTATCGAAAACATCTTTCTTCACATAGCCGCTATAATCAGGGTCAGCCATTTCATAGCCCTCCAAAGCGGCGATTTTCTGTTCAGGGGTCATGTTTTCGTAACCCTCGATTAGCGATACATCAATTTTTGCCATGCTACAGTCCTCCTTGTCTTTTTCAGTCTTCTGTGACTATGTTTGCGATTTCGGTCTTCTCTGACCTTTGCGATTTAGTAAGGCGGTTTCTCTACCGCCATATTTGAAGCGGAAAACCGCTTAAATATCTTCCTCATCTTTCGGAGGATTGTCCTCCTCTGGATTGACCTTCTGTGCAAGAGCTTTTGCTTTCTCCTGTTGCTCCTCGTAATACTTCATGCTCATCGTGTATGCACTCTCAGAATCCGAGAACATACCCGAGTGCTGGAAAGCAAGCTGAGGGTGAATCTTAGGCTCTTGAAGCATAGAGATGAGAACCTGAGATTTACTCTGAATCGCTTCGTAATTCCTACGAGTGAATTTCATATCAATATCTTTCAGATAAAGATTGATACCGCCGAGGTCTCTACAGATACGAAGCACCAGTTTGAGCATTTTCTTCTCAGAACGCTTGAATACATTCTCGCTGTCTTTTGCACGAGCTTCTGCGTCAGACCAACCATCTCGGAGCAAAACTGCCGAACCAGTATCGCTCGTGGAAGTTCCACCATTTCGATTAGGCATACCGCAGATAGTAAGAACAGCGTTATAAATATCCTCTTTAAGTGTTTGAGACTGTGATTGGTTTAACTCAGAAGTAACAACGCCCACATCTGCTGTCTGTCCATCAACAGATTTCACCTTGATTGCCCCAAGCTGTAGAAATTCCTCGTATTCCTCTTTGGAAATATCGCAGTTTATAAACTTGATAAACGCCTGTACCAACTGCTCAACACCGTCCATACGGTTACTGTCAACTTTATTGATGGTGTCCAGCAGAGGAAGTACAATTTCAAAAGCTCCGAGCCTTGCATTGTTTGCAGGATATTCAAAAATCGGAATCATGTTCAAAGCATGTGGTCTTGTTTTTTCTCTGTTCAAAATATCCCCATCGACATGGAAATACCGATTTTCTGTATAAATGGAGTAGTGAAAGATTTCATCATCGTCCTTGCTGTATTTGACTGCCATGACGGGCTTATTTCCGATTTCGTTAGAGTAAACCACAAAGGTATCTCTTGGGTCGAGAGTATAAAGCTCAAAAGGAGCTTCATCTTCCTCACCAACTTCATCAGGAAGTACAAGACGAAATGCCGTTCCACAAATCATTTGCCATTCAACAAGCTCTTGGTCTTGAGCGGCTTTATCTTCGGCAAACATATACTCGTTCAACGTGTTAATTGCTTTAACAACCTCATCGCCGCCATTACGACTTACATACTGAATAGGTTCGCCACACAGATAGCCGACCTTAAAGGAGACAATCTCATTTGCACGATTTTCAACAATCTTGTTGCAAATCTCAGGGCGCACATCTTTGACACGGTGACGAATTGGCTGTTCGCCTTTGTAATATTTCCACAAGTAGTCAATATCACTTCGATTGAGGTCATGTACAGCAAGTGCTTTATTCAGCACTTCGATTACATTGTTTTCTGTAATCTCAGTAACACTGGTCTTGATAATTCGTCTTCCGTTCATAAGTCTTGTTTCACTCAGAGACTTACTTTCATCAATCTGATTTCCCACGATTGCCCTCCTTTCTGACAAAATAAAATGGGTGCATGGTTGTTCGAGGATTAAAACCTCGTGCAATC